ATCAGCCATTAAAGACCCCCATTAGTTTATCTCTTGTTGTTCACGACTCTTAAGTAGACGGCATCTAGCTTTTTGACCATCTCTATCTCCCAAGACGACAACTTGTTATTCGTGAGTTTTAGCCAAGCGTCTATTTCTTGGTAGGCAATAGGCAGGGGGCCACTGAACCCTTGACCTCTAGTGTTGTTGAGGAATAAAAAAGCAGACCAGACGTGTACTATCTCTTCGGGGAAATCCGGCCCCATTAGCGACAGTGGTGTACGTCCAGTCTGCTCCTCTACTTGCATTAGGTGTTCTTTTTCGGTCACACCATCCTTATCAGGGAGGGACAACTTAAAATCCCACTCTGCATATTCCTCTAGGTCAAGAGTTAGCCTTTCAAAAAAGAGGAGAAATCCTCTTGTGCTTCTAGGATTTGACCCTTGAGCCAAGGAACTTTAGCATAAAGATCAGAAGCCTCTCCCGCAGTAAATTTAGGAGATTTTCCATTAAACTGGATGTTCCACTCCTTTGTAGTCTTAACCAGAAGGTCAAGGGTTGATGCTTCCATGTCTTCAGCAGTGAAAGTCATCTTCTTGCCTTTAGCCATCTTCTGTAGACGTTTATTTGTCTGTTCGTGGATAGCTGCTTTGTAAACGCTAGAGTGTGGTGCGTACATCGTGATCGTCATCTCTTTGCCATCGTCTTTGACAAGAGTTTCTTCGGTCACAGGGTGTTTGATGGTAACAACAATAGTGTCATCAGTCGGGATCATATTGAATAGATCGGCCATTGTCGGGGTATCCTTTAATAAGAGGTCGGGGTTATTAAACATTCGTCGGGAAAGAGTTAAAGCGGGTGGTCAACCCCCGACAAGCCAACCACCCTAGCCCCAAGAGGGGATTACGTTAAGTGGGGTTACGGATGATTTCGATGCTGCTGTTCTCAGCGGTATCATACAGTGCCACGAAGGGCAGAGTGACGATACGCGAAGTCGGACCATCCACAGGAACACTTGCACCGTTAATCTTGACACGGGGGAAGTGGAACGTGTAGTTAGAAGCGCCGCTGGGATCGTTCACAGTCACTTGGAAAGCAGAAGTCGTCTCGTTGACAAAACGGTTAATCAGCGAAGCATCTTCAAAGTAGGCAGTGATCGTACCTTCAACAGTCGCCATACCAAACTCAAGTTGCGGGGTCGAGTCAGAACCAACCACAAACGTAGGGGCAAGGGCGTTGCTAACCGTGAAGTCAATACCCGTGATGATTGCCACAGAAGTCAAACCACCAACAGCACTTGCGTTACCGATTGCCATGACGCCCGAATAAGCGTCGAAAGGCTGGTTGGTCGAAGAAGCAGTCTTAGTTGGGTCAACCGAAGTACCCGAGATGGTCATGTCCTTGCCAACCATGCTGAAGGTAGCAGAGATCATGGAGTTAGGGGCAATGGAGACAGAAAGGGTATCAACGGTCATACCCGTGAAGAGGCGGAACTGAGAAATGTCTGCGGCTGCATCTTCAATGCTGAACGATTTAGGGGTCGTACCAATCTTCAAAGCACGGTTCTTGATCGTACCAGCAGTGGTCTGTGGGCCAGTAGTTGCGTTAAGATACGAGACAGAAGTTGCAGTGCAAGCGGTAACAGTAAAAGTGCCGTTAAAGCCCGCAGGAACAACACCAGCAACGGTAATGGCAGAACCAACCGGGAAGGGCGGAATGGTCTGAGATGCAAACGTCAGAGTGGCAGTACCAGCGGCACTGGTAGCAGTAAGGGTAGCAATAGTTGGCGAATCTGCAAAAGCACTCATAAAGGCGCTTTCGAGGAAGGGGTCAAAATCAGCCTTACGCAGATCAACAACAATGTCACCACCAGCTTGACGGTTGCCATGACGGTCAACACGAAGCATACGGTCAGGTTGAATTTCGTTACCCTGAACACGGTCTTTGGTCATTTCCAAAGAGTGGGTATTGTAGGGCAACTGAACAAGTGCAGGGCTGGGGGTGGGGGTAACACCAAAGGTCGATTCAGTAACGTAGGAGAGGCCAGAGCGGCTACCTTGAGAAAAAGCCATATTAAGTTTCCTTTATCAGTTGTAAACGTACCACGCGATTGTCACGGGAGTACAGTAGAAGGGGGAGTCGAGGAAACTTGTCCTGACTTCTGAATAATCAACGGAGATAATTAATCCATTGAAAGAGATGTCTGTTGCTGCATTGAAACGGTCAAGCAACAAATCAGCAATATCGTAACCAGCACCCGGCCCCATGTTCTCTGGTGTACAAATCAGGATGCTATATAGGCCATCATATCGTTGTTGTGGGTTCAAACCACGAACAGCAGGACGCCTAGAAGTAGGAACCGTGTTGACCTTAATGAAGGATGTTCCTGTGGTTGGCTCATATGGGACGTTTTGATAAGCCACAGCAGGTATGCCAGCAGTTCCTGCAAGTCGATTGTCTAGACAGGCTCTAATGTCATTAATGATTGTCATCCTGAGCCTTTCACTTTATTAACTGCACTTGCCAAATGCGATTTAGCACGGTTTCTAACTGAAGTATAAATTTGATAACCGTTAGGTCTTAGCCGCCAGTTTGCTCCACCATACTCAACAAGGTTTGCATGGGGGGCATTATTTGTCATGTAGACTTGTGTTTGATCTTTAGGAATCTTCGCGATGTCTTCCATCAACTGAGAGAGTGATTCAGCAGCTTTAGCTTGAGGGTCCTGACCTTGATCCTTGTTAGAAGAAGTTCTGCCCCGTCCTGCACCACGAGTTGTGGTGATGGAATGAGAAGTAATGTATGCACCCGTATCAACAGTTGGTATTGACGAATCTACTAAGTCTTCTGCCATGCTGATAAGAAACTCTGTTCTCACCTTGTCCAAATCATCTTCGATCTTTTTAATCACGGCTGTGAGTGATCTTTGAACCATGTCACTCCCTCACTTGCAGCAAGTAGCACATCGTTCCACTACCTGATTTGATCTCCATAACCTTGACAATGTTCACCGTATCACCGAGGCCAATGATCTGGTCTGTGGCATCTGGTTCAGGAGTTGCAGAGCCATTGGTTAGTTTGTTGTCGAGGACTACGCGACGATCACCACGAAGGATAGAGTTGCCATCAATCATGTCTGGCGTATAGTCGTAGAAATAGCCCCGTAGAGCGTAGTCTGTGTTTGTGGTGGTCACAGTACCTGTAGTGGCGTCATACGCACTGGCGGCTCTCTTTCGAAGCGTGAGGGCTATGCCATGCTCTCTAATCATCTGTCGCAGAGTAAAGGGGTCAAACGCCATTGGGTTCATCGGGGATATACTGTTCCCCCGCCTCTACGTTATCGAACTGGTTGATGCCAAACGCAGGCTTAACACGATCTGGGTCTTCATTAGCAACTTGCATCTGAGACGATGAGTAACCACCACCAAAGACACCAAGAGACTTGCCAGAAGTCTTCTTACCTTGTGCTTCAACTTGTGCAGCCAGTTGCTGATACTGTTGAGCGCGGGTAGAGTACTTGGCACTCAAAGCCCCATCAAGGGTGGTGTCAACCATACGGCTGAACTTAGCGGCAATGGTACGGCAAACCCAAGCAGCCGCATAGTAGATATTGTCATTAGCCTGCGACAAGCCAAAGACAATCTCTTCGTTCTGAACCAGTTGGTCACTCGTATCCGTGTCACCCACAAGCAGACGGACAGAGTTGCGGCGACCAGAGGCAGTCGTAGTATTCAAATCAGTAGGATCATATGACCAAGCCATCCAGTCGCCCTCTTATCATTCAAACAGTTCCCTATGAGTGTCACGCCAGAACTTAATCCGACGAACCTGTGTTTCAACATCCTTCGGGACTTTAGGACATTTCTTTTCTCGAAACTCTTTTGCAGTTTTAGCCTTCTCCTGAAACCTCTCATTGAGTTTATCAATGTAGGAGTGGAGTTCTGCAAGGGTCATGCCATCAAGGTTCTTGTTGAACACATCGGCAAGAACTTCTTTTTCATCTTCAGTATCATTAGGATCATGATAGAAGAAGTCTTGATTGAACAGGGTGAGGATTTTCTGATAGGTCTCAGTACCCCTCCAGTCGTAGTATTCTCCCCTCTCTCGCCACCTTTCACCAAGATGCACTCTCTTTTTTACATAGAGCCTTCTTGTAGGGTCGAAAGAGTGGGAGAGAAAATTAGTCGGGATCATTCTCTCTCCCCTTTCTTTAATTAGGCGATAACGCTGTCGATAACCGCACCGAGGTCAGCCGAAACAACCTTGTGGTCGTAGGCCAAGTTGGCTTCCAGCACTTCGGCAACGCCGTCGATAGCCAGATAATCACCACGATACGACTTGATCGAAATGCCGTGGCCCGAAGCGTTTTCCAGATCGTCCCAAGTGAAGGTGTAACCAGCCGAGGGGATCATCAGGCCCGAAGAGCGCGGACGGTAGTAGAAAGCAGCCAGCTTACCACCAATGAAAGCGTTCGATTCGGTCAGACCTTCGGCAGCGGTGTTCTTCACGGTTTCCATGACCATGAACTCTTCCACATCGAAGATTTCAGCCAGTTTGGCATCCGTCACCAGAGCGGTGTTCGTCACGGTAGCGCCACCATTCAGGCGGGCAAGGATCGTGGGGTGGTTGACCAGAATGTCACGAACTTCTTTGCCGACAACCATGACGTTGGGCTTGAAGCCGCCCGACTTGAGTTGCACGGTACGCATGATGTTGGTAACGTCTTGGATCGGGGTCGAGGTCGAGTAGTTCGACCACTGGATGACCTGAGACGATGAAGGCGACGAGGCAACGCCATCCCAGTCCGTACCCCAGACACCACCAGCGAAGTAGGTGTTAGCCCACTTGATTTCGCGGTCAATCAGGAGTTGGTGGGTCAGCATCTGAGCGCCAGCCGAGCGGATGTCCAGTGCTGCATCTTCGTTAGCCAGCGTCTCGAAGTCGAAGTCGGTTGCCAGCGAGAACACGTCAGCCGAGTAGGTGTCCTGCGAGAGGGTCATGCCCACACGAGGAGCCTGAGTGCGCGGAGCGCGGGCCTGCACCTGACCAGTGCGATTGAAGTCAGCACGGTTGTAGATGTAGTACTTGTCGGTCTTCTTGGAAACCGAAACCTTCGGGAACACACGGTCAGCAATAAAGCCGTTAGCGTCTTGCAGGAAAGCAATCGTCAGGTTGGTAAGCGGTGCGTCAATATGAACGCTGCTAGGGGTCAGCATAGCCATTTTTGGTAATCCTTTATTAAACTAGAAATTAGGCGACTTCGGTTTCAGCGCGGGACAGTTCGACCGTGATGATCTGGTTGTCAACAGCAGCTTCCAGAGCGTAGCCGAGGATAACGTCACCCGAAGCAGCGGCAACAGCTTCACCAGCCGAGTCCGAAGCGACAGCAGCGCCGCGAGTGATGTTGCCAGCAGCCTTGACAGTCACACGACCATCGTAAGCAACCGTAACAGCCTGACCAGCGCCAGTAGCAGCCGTCAGGGCCACACCACAAGCACGAGCGCCATCGCCGCAGGGGTCAATCTGACCATCCGAAGCGGGGCCAGCAACAAAGGTGAATTGAGAGATAGCAGCGCCCGAAATGGAGGTGCGGGTCTGCATGTTTTCCGTAAATGCCATAATAGAGGCTCCTTTTACTTTTTGTAGGTTTCAAGCACGAGGGCGCGACCCTGTGCGGTTTTGATGACAGCAGCATACGCTTTGTGGAAGTCTTTCTCTTTCTTCTCTTCCTGATAAGCCTTCACGATGTCGTTCAGCTTCTCAGTCGGGGATTTCAGATCATTAGCTGCATCAGTTTTGCCGACTTCTTCATAGATGCCTGCAAAGGCAGCGTCAGCGGAACGAAGGAGTGCAAGCAGTTCTTCGTCTTGCCCAATCGACTTCAACAGTTTACCACGCTCATCAGCAGTTCCCTTGAAATTGGGGAGAACCTCATCGGCGCGTTTACGGAGTGCTTCAACTTCGAGAGCCTTTTGCACGTCTTCTAGTTTTTTCAGGATAGGTGCAGGGATAGCCGACTTGGCAATCATTTCACCTTCGACTTCGATCATCTCTTCGGCAGGCTTTGCCTTTTCAACAACAGCCACTTCAAGATCAGCGACTTTGCCTTTGAGAGTTTCGATCTCTTCCAGAAGCATCTTGTTGACTTCTTCAAGTTCAAGGGCTTCATTCTTCCAAGACTTACGAGCGGGCTTCTTTTCGCCCATCATGTCGTCTTCCATCATTTCTTCTTCGTCGTCTTCCATGTCGTCCATCTTGTCGGACTTCATTTCTTCCATGTAACCCTTTTCGGTTTCAGTCTCTTCAACCGTGTCGAGTTTTTCGACTTCTTCGTTTTCCATGTGTTCCCCTTCCGGGCTGCGCTTGAACAGTGCTACCTTAGCGAGTGGGTCATCGCCCATATCGACCAAGGAAACCTCTTCAAGTTCCAAGTTTACGAGTTCGGTGGGCATTACACCATCTCCTTCAAAGCACGTCCCCCAATGGAGAACGCAGCCAGTTTACCGCTTTTAACATCTTGCCATACTTGGTCGTCATAGACCTTGATAGCGACTAGCCAGCCTTCGCGGTCAGACTGGATACCCAATGCCTTGGCAATCTCGTTGGTCAAGGGCATGGAATGGACAACTTCCCCGATCTTACCACCAGTGTGCATAGCCTTGGCGGTTCTCATGGAAAGCATAAAATTGGTTGCAGCCTTTGCGATCTGGTCAGGGCGAATAAACTCTTCGCTGTGATCTAGGCTGATTTCACCTTTGACAGTTGAGACGTAAGCCCAACCAAAGGCGAGACGTTCTTCATCAAGTTGCTTGACGATCTGACCTTCAACGGATACTTTGGTCATTTCTGAGACAGACGTTCCGCTTTCCCACATACGGCAGGACCAGTAACGGGCAGAGGTCTTATCTGTGGCGGCATCGCAGGAGTGTCGAGAACGAAAATTCCTACGAGCGTCAGGATCGTCACGACGAATTTCCATGTTGGGATCACCGAAGGTGACTTTCTTAACCTTGTCACCATCTTTGACGTAGACACCAAACTTCTTAGTGGAACCCGCAGGCATACGGAAAGGCTTGTCGAGTTCTACTCTGCGACCTTGGTAGTCGGCTTTCTGAACCGCCTGTTTGGCTTGTGACCACGCACCAGCAAAGGCACGGCTTTCCGACATACCCTCTTCAGCCATCATGGAGTTAAAGACGTTACGGAAGACTGATTGCTGATGTGCAGAGAGTTTACCACGAACTGCTTTCGGGAGGTCTTCATTGCTACTGTACGGCATTGTTCCTCACCAAAATCATAGAAAAGTTTGTGGTAACTCGTGTGTTGTTAGTTTCAACCTGAGAGGCTTGCACATCAAGGTCTGTCTTTTCAGTCATTGCAACAGGGGCATAAAAGTCGTATCTATAAGTGTGTTGGAAAACTTCACCAATATGAGCAATACGGAAACCCTGACCAAACGGTCGAATAAAGAAACGAACCTGAGCGTCTTCACCCTTCTGAACACTAAAGTCGCCAGTCAGGATGTAGGCTGTGTATCCAGCAGGGACCGTGTAGATACCGTTAAGGGTTTGCCCAATACCAGCTTGGATAAGTCCAACAGTATTTCCGTTGGCAGTAAGCGTGATGTTGCCAGCGTTGTTAGATGCACCGTTCTTATAGACAGCAGAGTTTACACGCTTAAACTGCACAGTGCCTGTAGACGGGGTAGTACCTGTGCAGTCAATCTCTTCGGTGATCGGGTTGAAGTTTGCGTCTAGGCCGCTTACCACAACAGACCCTGTGTCAGAGGCAGATGCAGAGACGACTGTGACGACCCTCACAGAGTCCCAGACGGACCAAGGGTACAATCCACCAGCCGCCCACACAGTCTCATCACCAGCAGAGTCAACATCTGCGTTATATCCAGTGACATTGACAACAGAGTAGCCATCAAACTGACCTTGAGCGATGGAGAAGTAACTGTCCCTAAGAGTGAGGTGTCCCCAATCAGCCATCTGTAGCATCCTTCACAGGTTTGTTGAGTTTAGCT